CCACCGTTCGCATCGGCGCGAAATTGGGCACGGGGGGGGTCAAACCCGTGCAGATTGATTGGCGCGGCATCGATGATTTGATTCCCTACGCGCGCAACGCCCGCACGCACAGCGCCGCCCAGGTCGCGCAGATCGCCGAATCGATGATCGAATTCGGGTTCACGAATCCGGTGCTTATCGACGCGACCGGCTCAGTGATCGCCGGCCACGGGCGGCTACTCGCGGCGCGCTCGATATGGGACGCCGGCAAGCAGATCCCGCGCTGCGAGCGCGGCAAGGTGCCGTCTATCGTTCTCGAAGGCCTGACAGATGCGCAGCGGCGCGCCTATGTCCTGGCCGACAACAAGATCGCGCTTAACGCCGGCTGGGATCTGGACTTGCTGCGCGCCGAGCTCGTCGACATCAAAGACGCCGGCCTCGATCTCGGCCTGGTCGGCTTCACGCCGGCCGAGATCGAACAAGTGATGGTCTGGAACGCGCCGCAAGGCCAGGACCAAGTCACCGCGGACACGCTGCCGCCTGTGCCATCGGCGCCGGTCTCGGCGCGTGGCGATGTCTGGATCATGGGCGCGCACCGCGTCATGTGCGGCGACTGTCGCAACGCGCGCCACGTCGCAGCGCTGCTGGACGGCAAGCGCATAGCGGTCGCGTTCACTTCCCCGCCCTACGCGGAGCAGCGCGAGTACGACAAGGCAAGCGAGTTCCGCCCGATCAAGCCTGATGAATATGTGAAATGGTTCGCGCCGGTGGCCGCCAACGTCGCCGCGCACCTGAATGACGATGGCTCATGGTTCGTGAACATCAAAGCGTCATCGGACGGCCTCGACACCTACCTGTATGCCTTCGACCTGGTCATCGCCCATGTGCGCGAGTGGGGCTGGCACTTTGCGACCGAGTTCTGCTGGGAACGCAACGGCGTGCCGAAGTCAGTCACGCAGCGCTTTAAAAACCAGTTCGAGCCTATTTATCAATTCGCGCGCGGTAGCTGGAAAATAAAAGGCTTCGACCCGCTGCGCTTCCGCAATGCGTTCGAGCCTATCTACCAACTCACACGCGGCCGCTGGAAGATGCGCCCCGACCAGGTGCGACATCCATCGGATAACGTGCCGCGCCCGGGCGGCCCTGGCGTCGGCGATACCGGCTGGGCGAATGCGCAAGGCGGCAAGGGGCCGATTTTCGGCGGCGCGAAGGCGCGCAAACACGGCACCGCCGGGACCATGTCGGACGCCCAGGGCACCAGCGCGGCCCCTGGCGATTTCATCGGGCAGGGTATGGCCTATCCTGGCAACCGGCTGCCTACGTTCGCGCACGATCACGAGGCGCTCGGGCACACGGCTGCCTTTCCAGTGGGGCTGCCCGAGTTCTTCATCAATGCATTTTCTGATCCCAGCGACGTCATTTTTGATCCGTTCATGGGCTCCGGCTCGACGCTGATCGCTGCCGAGCGCTGGGGCCGCGTGGCCTGTGGCACGGAAATCAGCCGCGGTTATGTGGACGTGATCGTTAAGCGCTGGCAGGATTACACCGGCAAGATCGCCGTCCTCGAAAAATCTGGCGCGTCCTTCGGCGAGGTCGCCGCGCTACGCTCCGCTAAGGTCGTGACGGATGAAGGGACGAAAGCCGCTACCAAGCTACCTAAGGCTGGTCACCGGAAACCGCAGCAGAAGGCCGATAAACCGGCAGGAGCCGAAACCACAGCCGGCGCTGCCGAGCGTGCCGCCGCACCTGTCGGACGAGGCGAAAGTCGAATGGGGTCGCGTCGCAAACGAACTGCATGATCTCGGACTCATCACCCGCATAGACCGCGCATCGCTTGCCGCCTACTGCCAGGCGTATGCCGATTGGGCCGAGGCCGAGGAGAATCTGCGCAAATATGGCAAGGTCGTCAAATCGCCCACTAGGACGGTGACGCGCCGCGCGCGCAACGGCGCCGAGGTCACGGAAACGACCGGCGGCTACCCGATGCAGTCGCCGTTCCTGGCGATCAGGAACAAGGCGCTAGAGCTGATGCATAAGTTTGCTGTTGAATTCGGCATGACGGCTTCATCGCGCTCGCGCGTGACCGCCCAGGGCAATCGTGGCAAAGCAGCGGACGATCCGGCGCAAAAGTACCTCAGCTAAGGCGCCGCGCGACCCTGTCGGCGCTTATGCGCGCGCGGTCCTCGCCGGGAAGATCGTCGCCGGCCCGCACGTGCGCAACGCCTGCCGCCGGCACCTGGACGACCTCAATCACGGCGGGAAGCGTGGCCTACGCTGGGACGTCAAGGCGGCGCGCTGGGCGATAGACTTTTTCCCGGACGTGCTGCACCTGGCCGCCGGCGAGTTCGAGGGCGTCCGCTTCGTGCTCGAGCCCTCGCAGGCTTTCATCGTGGGCAGCCTGTTCGGCTGGAAGCGGCGCGACGGCACACGCCGCTACCGCCGCGCCTACCTCGAGCAGGCCAAGGGCCAGGGCAAGAGCCCGCTGCTGGGCGGCATCGGCCTCTACTGCATGCTGGCCGATCACGAGGCCCGCGCCGAGATCTACGCGGCCGCGAGCAAGCGCGACCAGGCGATGGTGCTGTTTCGCGCGGCCGTGGCCATGGTGGATCAATCGCCGGCCCTGGCGCAGCGCCTCATCAAGTCCGGGGGGCAGCCGGTGTGGAACCTGGCGGACCCGCGGACCGCCTCGTTTTTCCGCCCCATCGCCAGCGAGGACGGGCAATCGGGTCCGCTCCCGTCCTGTGCCCTGTGCGATGAAGTGCACGAGCACCGCGACGGCACGACGATAGAAATGCTCGAGCGCGGCTTCAAGTCGCGCCGGCAGCCGCTGCTCATCATGGCGACCAATTCCGGCACCGACCGGCATAGCGTCTGCTGGATCGAGCACACGCACGCCGTGCGCGCCGCCGCCGGTACGGCGACGCCTGACGATGAGGGCACGTATGTAGGCGAGCCCTTCGACGATGAAGCCTTCAGCTACGTGTGCGCCCTCGACAAGGGCGACGACCCGCTCGAGGACCCGCGGTGCTGGATCAAGGCAAACCCGCTGCTTGGCGTCACGGTAAAGCAGGATTACCTCGCCAGCCTGGTGCGCCAGGCGAAAACGATCCCGGGCAAAATGAACGGGATCCTGCGTCTGCATTTCTGCGTCTGGACCGACGCCGAGCAAGCCTGGATGAGCCGCAGCACGCTCGAAACCGTGTTCGCGGACTTCGATCCGCGCGAGCACATCGGCAAGCGCCTTTATGCGGGCGCGGACCTCTCGGCCTCCCAGGACTTCACGGCGCTGGGCTTCTGTGTGCCCACCGGCGTCGTCACGATCGAGCGTGAAGGCAAGCCGCTCGAGCTTCCAACCTTCGACGCCTGGGTCGAGGCCTGGACGCCGCGCGATACGTTAATCGAGCGCAGCCTGCGCGATCAGATGCCCTACGAGGTTTGGGTCAAGGGCGGCTGGCTCAACGCGGTGGATGGGAAAAATATCCGCCTGGACTTCATCGCCGCGCGCCTGGCCGAGATCAATGCCGAGTACCTGCTCGCGCTGCTGGCGTATGACCGCTATGCGTACCTGAAGCTGGAGACCGAGCTCGACGCGCTCGGGCTCACGATCCCGCAGGCCGAACACCCGCAGGGCGGCGTGCGCCGCGCTAAGCCGACGGCCGCGCAGCTCGAGGGCGCCAGGCGCGAGGGCGTCGAGCCACCGCAGGGCCTGTGGATGCCTGGCTCGCTGCTCGCGCTCGAGACCCTCATCCTCGAGCGCCGCATCCGGCTGCGCCGCTCGCCGGTGCTCACCGCGGCGATCATGTCGGCCGCGCTCGAGCACGACGCCTTCGATAATCGCTGGTTTTCCAAGCGCCGCGCGGTCAACCGGATCGACGCCCTGGTCGCCCTCACGATGGCGGTCGGCGCCGCCACGGGCTCGGGCGCGCCGGCAGGTGGCCCCTCGGTCTACGAGCAACGCGGCATTTTGATCTTGTGAGGAGGCGAGGGTATGGGTTCACGGCTCGGTTTCGCTCGTGACCTGCTCGGCGTCGCCGGTGCGGTCTCTATCACTTGGGGCTGTTTCCTGATTTACAGGCCGGCCGGTTTCATCGTCGGCGGCACGCTGCTGCTGGCGGCGGCCGTGCTTCTGGCTCGAAGCGGAGAGTAATCGCATGCGTTCACGACATATCGCCCCCCTGCTCGTCGGCCTGCTGTGCGCGACGGCGCTGCCGCAGAGCATCCCCTACTACCGCGGCGGTGCGGAACCTGGGCAGATCCCTTTCGGCTCCAATGGCCTGTGCCTGGTCTCCCAGGGCACGAGCGCGTCCACGCCGCCGATCTTCGGCAGCTGCGCGGGCTCGGCCGCTTCCTTCGCCGGTCTGAGCGGGGGCACGAACGCCTCGGCGGCCATGCTCGTCGGTACCGGCGCCAGCCTGGGCGTCACCGGCAGCGGCACGATCGCGGCGACGAACACCACCGGCGTGAACGGGGCCACCGTTCCCGCCAGCGCCACCGTGCTGGCTTCCAACGGCTCGAGCCAGCTGACGGCGGCCAACACCACCGGCAGCGGCAACGTCGTCCTGTCGACCTCGCCGACCCTGATCGCGGCCGCCCTGGGCACGCCGGCCTCGGGCATCGCGACCAATATCACCGGGCTGCCGCTGACCACCGGCGTCACTGGCATCCTGCCGACCGCCAACGGCGGCACCGGCGCGTCCTCGCTCGCCGCCGCCAACCTGGTGACGAGCTCCGGGGCCATCACGATCGGCCATTGCGCGCAGTTCTCGGGCACGACCATCGTGATCGATTCCGGGGCCGGCTGCGGCGGCGGTGGCGGTTCCAATGCGTTCAGCGCGCTGACGAGCAGCACCAACACCACGGCCGCCATGTTGGTCGGTACCGGCGCCAGCCTGGGCGTCACCGGCAGCGGCACGATCGCGGCGACGAACACGACCGGCGTGAACGGCGCAGCAGTGCCGCTCGGCGCCCTGGTGCTGGCCTCCAACGGCTCGAGCCAGCTGACCTCGGCGGCGACGACCGGCTCCGGTAGCGTCGTCCTGGCGACCTCGCCGACCCTGGTCACGCCCGCCCTGGGCACGCCGGCCTCGGGCGTTGCCACCAACCTGACCGGTTTGCCGCTGACCACTGGCGTCAGCGGCATCCTGCCGACCGCCAACGGTGGCACCGGCCAGTCGAGCCTGGCGGCGGCCAGCATCGTCACCAGTTCCGGCGGCGTCACCAGCGGCCATTGCGCGCAGTTCTCGGGCACGACCGTCGTGGTCGATTCCGGCGCCGGCTGCGGCTCTGGCGGTTCCAACGCCTTCAGCGCGCTGACGAGCAGCACCAACACCACGGCCGCCATGTTGGTCGGTACCGGCGCCAGCCTGGGCGTCACCGGCAGCGGCACGATCGCGGCAACGAACACCACCGGCGTGAACGGCGCAGCAGTGCCCACCAGCGCCGCGGTGCTGGCCTCCAACGGCTCGAATCAGCTCACTGCCGCCACCACCACCGGCAGCGGCAGCGTCGTGCTGGCGACCTCGCCGACCCTCACGACGCCGAACATAGGCGCGGCGACCGCCTCTGGCCTGACGCTCTCTGGCATCACTGGATCCACGCAGTGCCTGCACGTCAACAGCTCCGGAGTCGCTTCCGGCACCGGCTCTGATTGCGGCTCCGGCGGCTCGACGGCGTTCTCGGCGTTGACGGGCAGCACCAACACCACGGCCGCCATGGTCGTCGGCACGGGTGCGAGCTTGGCCGTCTCCGGCTCTGGCACGATCGCGGCGACGAACACCACCGGCGTGAACGGCGCAGCAGTGCCCACCAGCGCCGCGGTGCTGGCCTCCAACGGCTCGAATCAGCTCACTGCCGCCACCACCACCGGCAGCGGCAGCGTCGTGCTGGCGACCTCGCCGACCCTGGTCACGCCGGCCCTGGGCACGCCCTCGGCGTTGGTCCTGACCAACGCGACCGGCACGCCGTCCTCGATCGGCCTGGCTAACGCCACCGCGGCCAGTCTGCCGCTCACTGGTGTGGCCACGATCGCCACGCAGACGGTGCTGGGCAACGGCAGCGGCTCGACCGCCTCACCGGTCGCTCTCACGCTCGGCGGCAACCTGCTTGCCACGTCCACGACGCTGGTGACATCGCAGACGATCAACGCGCAGACCGGCACGACTTACACGGTGCTCTCGACCGACGCCGGCAAGCTGCTCACCTTCAACAATGCCGGCGCCATCGCGGTCACGGTGCCCGTGGCGACCTCGGCTGGCTTCACGGCTGGGTTTTCCTTCGACTGGGAAAACCTCGGCGCTGGCACGGTCACCTTCACGCCGACGACCAGCACCGTCAATGGCGCGGCGACCCTGGTCGGCAAAACGAACGAGGGCGGCACCGTCACCAGTGACGGCACCAATTACCAGGTCTCGGCCTGCACCGCGTGCACGCCAGCGGTCACCCTGGCCAGTTCCGGCCATGGCGGCGTCACCGGCAACCTGCCGGTCGGCAACCTCAACAGCGGCACATCGGCATCGTCCTCGACCTTCTGGCGCGGCGATGGCACATGGGCGACGCCATCTGGCGCCGGCACAGTCACGACGACCGGCAGCCCGGCGAGCGGCAACCTGGCCAAGTTCTCGGGGGCGACTTCGGTCACCAACGGCGACTTGTCCGGCGACGTGACGACCTCGGGCACGCTCGCCACGACCGTCAATAAGATCAATGGCACGGCGCTATCAGGCCTCGCTACTGGCTTGCTGAAGAACACCACGACGACCGGCGTGCCCAGTATCGCCACCAGCGCGGACGTGATCGCGGACTGGTCAGGCACTTGTTCGAGCAGCACATTCTTGCGCGGCGATGGGTCGTGCCAGACGCCGGCGGGCTCAGGCACGATCACGTCTTCGAGCAGCGGCCAGGTGCCCGTCTACACCGCCGCCACCACCATCGGCGGCAGCGCGAATTTCACGATAAGCACCGGCGCGCTGACTCTGGGCGCGAGCGGCACGCTGGGCAGCGTAACGATGGGCAACGCGACCAGCGGCACCCTGACGCTGGCTCCCGTGACCGGCGCGCTGGGCGCGGTCACTGCGAGCTTCCCGGCCAACACCGGCACGGTCGACGAGTTGAACCTCGCCCAGACTTTCACTGCGGCGAAAACCTTCACCAACTCTGATCTGCTGTTGCTGGGATCGAGCACCGGCGCGAACACGTTCACGGCCGCGAATGCGAGCGCGACCAACTACACCACGACCGTGCCGGCCAACACCGGCACCATCGCGGAGACGAATCTCGCGCAGACGTTCAGCGCCATCCAGACGTTTAACAACAGCGATATCGTGCTGCTGGGTTCGAGCACCGGCGGCACGACGCTGACGAGCGCGAACGCGGGCGCGTCCAACTTCACCGCGACGCTGCCAGCCGCGACCGATACCATTGTAGAGCTGGCCGCGACTCAGACGCTGACCAACAAGACTCTGACCAGCCCGACGCTGACGACCCCGGCGTTGGGCACGCCGGCCTCGGGCGTCATGACCAACATGACCGGCACGCCATCCTCGATCGGCCTGGCGAACGGCACCGGGCTGCCGCTCACTGGT